CAGTTATATGCTCCTTTCTAGGATGGATGAGAAGGTCCGGAAGAAAAGGTGGGGCAGGCAGCTCGTATACCCTCTTGATTGTACCGCGGGATTCCCCGTTCATGCAAGTGATGAGGAGGCGGCGGCCTTAGAGCGTCAGAACGTCTTTTTACATAGAATTTACATAGCCATAAGTTTTAGGCATAAGAAAACCCTTGCCGTTCCTGCACTTTCTAGGAATGACAAGGGCTTTCGGCCTTTATAGACCTTGCAAATCTGTTCTATTTTTTGCTTACTGCTTACAAACTACATACGTAATGCATACACTTATATCTTATTGATCGCGTCAATAAGCTGCTGTGTTGTCTTGTGTGTGTAGACACGCTCATCGATGTCACGGCCCGCATGTCCGATGATGAGCTGGATGATTTTCTTCGAGATTCTAGCATTGTCAAGTGCTGTCTCGCATGTATGGCGTCCGTCATGCGGCAGATGATTTTTGATCGCGGGGATACCTGACAAGTCCCAATAACGATTCCGCATGGATGACAATGTGGGCGGGTGGAATCCCAGATCATCGACAAGCAGATATTCGCGCTCAGGGCTGTACATGCGCTCGATAAATGGCATGATTTTATCCGCTATGGGAATCTGCCGATTCTTGCCCGCATCTGTCTTGATACCGCCTATCATATAATGCTCAGCGAGGTGCACATCCTGATTCCGCATCTTGATGACCTCGGTCGGGCGCATACCTGTATAGCACATGATCAGCGCATAGCGGGCGGCGAAATCGTCAGCGTGAGCCCACAGCTCAAGGATTTCGTCATGACTGAATGGCTTATGCTTCGTGCTTCTGCTGATTGCGGGCGTCTCGACTTGCGTCACGCGATTGTCGGTAGTGATGTCGAGTAGGGCGGCGTACTTGTACAGCAGATTCGCAAGCACTTTGATGACACGGGCCGATGGCGCTTTCGGGCAGCTGTCCACTAAATCCTGCCATTGCATCGTCGTAATATCTACAAAAGGCGTGCTGTAGAGCGGCTGCATACGCTTGTAGGCGGCTGCATAATTCTGTGGGGTGGATTTACTGCGCTCTTTCCTGTAAGCTGTCCAGCGGGCGTACAGCGCGGCGAGAGTGATGCCGTGATCGTCAATCTTGTACGGCTTTGCATTGTAGTCAGCAAGGGCGCTGAGCGCGTCCTTGCGCGTCGTGTAGTATCCTAGATACTTTCGGATGGGCTTGCCGTCATCCTTCCACCCTTGCGTGATGACTGCCGCAAATGGACGGCGGCGATTCCCGCTCAGCTTGTAGATCGAGCCGTATGAGTTGGGTAAACGCATAAAAATTACCACCTTTCGTGCATGACAAATAAGCCGCTCAGGTGGTATAATGTAATCGACAATTAAATAAACCGCCTGACGGCAAAAGACTCTGGCGTCGTCGGGTAGGGGCGTGGTTCCACACGTCTAAGGTCGCTTGTGTCTCCAGCACAGGCGACTTTTTTTATTACCGCGATTCAGTCCATGATGTAAAAGTGTATCCTTCTTTCAAGTCGTATTTCCCTTCTTCAATCACGACAGATACGACATTGCTATCTACAAGACTAGGGATGATTGTGGCTTTCGTGCGTGTCTTGATGCCATACGCCTTGCCGGACAAGATGACCTGTTGCAAGAGCTCTTTATCACTGCTTTTCAGTGCGTCTGACAGCTGTAAAAGCGTGTCCATGTCGGCGCACACGAAAGAGTTTGCCCTTATGTATCCTTCATAGCTGCTTCTTTTGCTATCGTCTTTGCTGGTACTGGTAGCTGTACTACTTGTATTGGTGCTTGATTTTGTGGTGCTACTGCTTGTACTGGTAGCTGAGGGCGTGAATATGCTTGTATGTTCGGCAATAAGATTCAACGCACCACTGATAAAATTCATCGTTCCCCAGAAAACAAAGACTAATCCAATGACGATAGCGATAGCCTTTAGCCATCCTAGGCGTACCACATCTTTATTCCCGTCATCATCATCGTCATTGTCATGCTGGATAGGTTGATGCAAATCGTATCCACAATAGGGGCACACGTTAAAATCATCCTGTTTTAGCTCTTTGCCGCATTTCGGGCAGTACATAGAATCATCTCCTATGGCGTATCGTCTCTAAATCGCTGGCGTCGTCGAGTGCGTCGAAGTCGCCCTTCTTGATGTGCTCAATCTCATGCCTGTATCCTTCTTCCTGTTGCTCTCGACACAGGCGCGTATTGAGGATGACGGTATAGCTGCCGTCTGCATTGCTACGCGAGAATGCTTTGATAGATGTCGGTAAATCCATGAATCTTGTAATGATCATAAGCTAGTCCTCTTTGTCTGTGATGGCCTTGACCATATTGATAACTGTTTTCATGTCCTGCTTCGACAGCTTGCGCGATGCGTCGAAAAGGATGCGCATGTCTGGATTCTCTTTCAGCTCGTTCGCGATAGCCGCGACTTCAGGATCGAGGTAGTAAGGTTGTTTAGTGTCACGAGATGTATCAACCGACAAATCTACAGATATAGGCTCCTTACCAGCGAGATAGCTCATATTTACATTAAAAAAATCAGCAATGAGCTCAAGAACCTCAAAGCTAGGCTTGCGTTTGCCTGATTCGTACATGCCTACAGCGCTTCGACTAAGGCCCGACTCCTTTGCAAATTCTTCTTGCGTAAGATGCTTTGATAATCGCAAGTCTTTCAGCCTATCCTTAAATTCCATGATAAATACCTCCTTTCATATGTCTATATTATCACTTTAAGTGTCAGTTTGCAATAAAATTTTATCACTTTAAGTGTTGACACTGTAAGTGAGAAGTGGTACTATATATGCGTAGTCACTTAGAGTGACGGAAAGGAGTGTGATAAGATGCCGAATATGTGTGAGGTTGGGCGCCGTTTGAAAGAGCTGCGGGGAAATTTGCCCAGAAAGACCGTCGCTACCATATGTGGCATAAGCGTTTCTGCGCTTTCTATGTATGAAAATGGCGATCGTGTTCCGCGCGATGAGGTCAAGGTAAAATTGGCTAAATTGTACGGTAAAAGTGTGCAGAGTATTTTTTTTGCCGAATGATGTCACTTTAAGTGATAACACCTAAAGTGAGAAAAGGAGATGACAAATATGAATGAACTTGTTCACATCGACAACCAGCAGGTTGTCACGGACAGCCGCAGCGTGGCAGAGCATTTTGGGAAGCGTCACGACCATGTAATGCGAGACATCGAAGCATATAAAAAAGATGTCCCCAATTTTGGGGAGATGTTTCATGAGACAACAATGCCGGATTCATACGGGCGCCAGCAGAAAGCATACCTGATGAACCGCGACGGCTTCAGCCTGCTGGTCATGGGCTTCACAGGCAAAGTAGCCCTCGAGTGGAAGCTCAAGTACATCGACGCCTTCAATGCGATGGAGAAGGCCATCAAGACGCCACAGCTCACGCCGTCCGAGCAAATGGCTCGTGGACTTATTGCAGCGCAAAAGCTTCTTGCTGATCGTGATGCGACCATCGCGAAGCAGAAAGAGCAGATTGATGTGTTAACACCAAAAGGAATCTTTGCGGATGCGGTCACTGCATCAAAGACATCCATCCTTGTTGGCGGACTGGCAAAACTCATCAAGCAACAGGGCATCGACATCGGGCAGAAGCGACTCTTTGCGTGGATGCGCGAGAACGGCTTTCTCATCAAGAATGGCACGGAGAAGAACATGCCGACGCAGAGGGCAATGGAAATGAAGCTCTTTGAGGTCAAGGAAGGTAGCTTTGTGGATGGCAATGGTGTCAATCGCATCACACGCACGACGAAGGTCACGGGCAAAGGGCAGGTCTACTTCGTCAATAAGTTTCTGAATAATATCAAGCCAATGCTTGACTAAGAAGGACGTGATCACATGAGTGTGGGCACTAGGATAAGAGAACGTAGGCGCGAGCTAGGTTTGTCGCAAGATGAGCTTGCCCAGAAGGTAGGCTACAAAAACCGCTCTACCATCGCAAGGATAGAGAGCGGCGAGAATGACATACCACAATTAAAGCTGAAAGAGATTGCTCACGCACTCGAAACGCAAGCTTCGTGGCTGCTAGACGGTACTACTTGCCGTGATATAGGGGAAGCAAAAATTGATAAGCCTATTAAGAAAAAGAAGGTGATAGCGATGAAGATTTCCCCGGCTGACGCCGCCCGCATCATCGGCAAGTCTGACCAATTCGTGCGCATCGGATTGCAGCGCGGATTGCTCAAGGCTCACGGTGAGCCTATCGGCGTGGCGGTCAAGCTCGTACCGCCTAGCAAGCGGTACACCTACTACATCAATCCTAAGCTCTTGGCGGATTTCGCGGGCATCACGCTCGACGAGCTGGCAGAGCGCATCGAGAGGGGGTGAATCCAATGGTAAGACGTAGACGTCGTCATCTCAATCCGAAGATCAAGCGGGCGATGGAGATGCTGGCAGGGAGCTGTGGCGCGGTCGTCGCCGCCGCTTTCCTCGCTCAGTGTTTTGCTATCGCAATCGGCGCTGTGAAGCCTTGAAGGGGGTGAAAGCATGGCAAAGGTTATCCGATACCTGACGCCGCGCGGCTGGCTCGTCGTGTGCATCTGGGCGGCTGGAGTCATCTTACTGGCCGCCAAATTATGAGCCCGGAATACTACCGCTCACTGTACCAGTGGTACAAAGCACACGGAATCTGCACATGCTGCCACCAGCGAGACGCTGAGCCAGGTAAGGCTCTCTGCTACGAGTGCGCTGAGAAGAAAAGACAGCAGTCGGCAGGCCGCCGCGCTGATCCAGAGCGCCGCGCAAGCATCCGCGCTGAGAAGAAAGCACGGTATCAGCAGGCGCGGCAGGAAAAGCGATGCATCATCTGTGGGAAGGACGCATACCGCGACAAGTCCTACTGTTATGAGCACTGGCTAAGAAGCATCCGCATCGCGCGTGAGCGGTACAGAGAGCGGCGGTGGAAAAGAGAGCAAAAAAAATGAGCTGCACGCAATGTACAGCCCACAAGACCTACACCAATTTTATCACAGAAAGGACGAAAAAGGAATGAGTAAATCGATTTTCGAGCTGTCTCAGGATTTCGAGGGAATCCTTGAGCTGGCACTTGATGACACGATGGACTTAGACGCGCTTGAAGAAGGGCTCAAGTCCATTGAAGGCGATATGACCGATAAATGCAAGAATGGCATCGGGCTCATCCGTGAGCTCGAAGCACGCCGCGACGCAATGAAGGCCGAATCGAAGCGACTGACGGCGAATGCACGCACGCTCGACAATAAGATCAACCGCATCAAGCAGATTTACATCGACGGCTTGCAGGCTTTTAGCAAGAGCCGCATCGATACGACGATCGGGCGCATGAGCATCCAGAAGAATCCGCCCGCGCTCAAGGTGACTGTACCCGAGGGGATGCCGTACAAGGGCACTATCCCAGATGCGTATCTCGATGTCATCCCAGAGCATTACGAGCTCGATAAGGTCGCCATCAAGGACGCTCTGAAAAAGGGCGAGGACGTGCCGTACTGCCATCTAGAAAGCGGCGTGTCTCTGCGTATTAAGTGAGGTGATTACTATGAAAATCAATGATGATACCGTCGTTAGCATCAAGATTGTCACATTGCTGAAAGAATCAGGCATGGAGCCGCTTGACGCCATTATGTGCCTGCACGGCATCGAATCGTCAATGCTCAAGATCATCCGCGACATGTGCAATGAAGACGAAAGCGAGGATGAGGACAAATGAGCATCAAGATTTCGCGCGGCCCGCTCAAGAGCAAACCTGCCCGTGTCGTCATCTATGGCCCTGAAGGTATCGGCAAGAGCACATTCGCCGCTCAATTCCCTGCACCTATTTTCATCGACACTGAGGGCAGTACAGACCTTATGGACGTCGCACGATTTGAAAAGCCGACGTCATGGGAGATGCTGCTTGCAGAAGTCGAAGCAGTCAAGCAGGACGCCGCCAATAATCCACCCACTATCAAGACGCTCGTCATCGACACAGCCGACTGGATGGAGCGGCTTTGCGAGTCGTATGTCTGCAAGAAGTATGTCAAAGGCGGCATCGAAGATTTCGGTTACGGTAAGGGCTATGTCTATGTCAAAGAAGAATTTGGCAAAGTGCTCGACACGCTGACCGCCATCAATGCGCGTGGTGTGAATATCGTCATCACGGCGCACTGCCTGATCCGCAAATTCGAGCTGCCGAATGAGACAGGCGCTTTTGACCGCTACGAACTCAAGCTGGGCGGCAAGGCTGGCAATCAGACAGCCGCGCTCGTCAAAGAGTGGGCCGATATGGTGCTTTTCGCGAACTACAAAGAAATCGTCACTGAGGTCAATGGCAAGAATAAAGTGCAAGGCGGGCGGCGCGTCATGTACGCATCACACGCGCCGACGTGGGATGCTAAAAACCGCTACGGCTTGCCGGACGAGATGCCTTTTGACTATCAGCAGATTGCAAAATACATCCCTGAGAATGCGGGAAATGCACCTGTGAGCGCGTCAGCCGCGCCACAAGAGCCGCCTAAGCAGGTACGCAAGGAAACACCCGTGCCGAAGAAAAAGGCCGCTCAGAAAGCGGATGAAGGGCCAGCACCTTTCGACGACGAGCAATCCCGCGACGGCGTAGACGAGCGTGTTCTGGCACTCATCGATAAAGAGCACTATACGCTCAATGAGCTGTCCTGCTTTGCGCAAGAGTCGAATTGTATGCCCGGATTCGTGCCTGTCAATAAGATGCCGAAAGCCTTTATCGATCAGGTCATCTTAGGGCAGTGGGAAAAGGTCAAGAGATTCATGTCTGATAAAGGCATCCATCTTGAAAATAAAGACATTCCATTTTGATTCAAAAGAAAGGAAAGAAAAGTATGAGTAATGAATTCAATTTTAATGCAGCACCTCAGCAGACGGCGACGCCAGCGAATGAATTTGGCTGGGATTCGGAATTCGATTTCGATGATCCTGACGAATATATCATCCTGCCGCCGGGCGAATACGATTACGAGGTGCGCTCATTCCAGCGTAGCCATTACGACGGCGGCGTCGCAAAAGATGGCCACACTATCCCGCCTTGCCCTGTCGCGAAAATCCAGATCGGCATCAAGAGCGATGGCGGCAATGTCGTCATCAATGACAGCTTTTTCGTCAATCCGGGCAATACCAAAAAGATGAGCGGCTTCTTCCAGTCTGTGGGACTTGCAAAAGCTGGTAGCAAGGTAAAAATGTCGTGGTGGAGCGATGAGCTTGTCGGCATGACAGGCCGCGCAAAAATCAATAATCGCAAGTACAACGACAAGACATATAATAATGTTTCTCACTACATCGCAAAGAAGGAATGACGAATGGCGATAGAGCTTAGACCGTATCAGGAAAAAGCCCGTCGCCGTGTAGAAGAAGAATGGAAAGAGGGCAGGGCGCGAACCCTGCTCGTTCTTCCTACCGGCACGGGAAAAACCATTGTATTCTCAGCAATCACAAAAGATGCTGTCATGGCCGGGCGGCATGTGCTGATCCTAGCGCATCGAGGCGAGCTCTTAGAGCAGGCCGCCGACAAGCTGCAAAAGGCTACAGGGCTTGCGTCAAGCCTTGAGAAAGCTGGGAGCAGCTGTCTCGATAGCTGGTATATGGTCACGGTCGGCAGTGTACAGACACTCATGCGGCAGAATCGTCTTGACCGATTCCCTCGCGACTACTTCCAGACAATCATTATTGATGAAGCACATCACGCGATTTCGACGAGCTATCAAAATATCTTGCAGTATTTTGACAAGGCTCAAGTATTAGGTGTGACGGCGACGCCTGACAGGTCGGACATGAAGGATTTAGGCGAGTATTTCGATAGCATCGCATATGAATACAGCCTGCCGTCTGCAATCCGTGACGGCTATCTGACGCCGATAAAGGCCCAGACAATCCCACTCAAGCTGGACATCAGCAAGGTCACGATGTCGGCAGGCGATTTTAAAGCAAGTGACATCGACACAGCTTTAGACCCATATCTAGAGCAGATTGCCGCTGAAATGAAGCACTATTGCAAGGGCAGAAAGACCGTCGTATTCTTGCCGCTGGTATCCACCTCTCAGAAATTCGCTGAGCTCTTACAGATGCACGGATTCCGGGCGGCTGAGGTCAATGGTGAGAGCAAAGACCGCGCCCGCATCCTTGCCGATTTCGATAGCGGTAAATACGACGTGCTTTGCAATTCGATGCTGCTTACTGAGGGATGGGATTGCCCGTCAGTCGATTGCATCGTCATTCTCAGACCGACGAAATCGCGCGGGCTGTACAGCCAGATGGTAGGGCGTGGGACAAGGCTTTTCCCGGGCAAGAAAGAGCTGCTATTGCTCGATTTCTTATGGCTGACTGAGCGCCATGAGCTTTGCCGCCCGGCGCATCTCTTAGCAAAGAGCGATGAGCTTGCCGCCGCCATGACGCGCCGGATCGAGGATGCGGTCATGCCGCTTGACCTCGAAGAAGTCGAGAAGAAAGCAAGCGAGGATGTTATCCGTGAGCGTGAAGAGGCGCTTGCAGAGAATCTGGCACTCATGAAGAAGCGCAAGCGAAAGCTGGTAGACCCACTACAATTCGAGATGTCCATTCAGGCCGAAGATTTAAGCAGCTATGTACCGTCATTCGGATGGGAGCTTGAGCCGCCATCGGATAAGCAAAAGCAAGACCTCGAAAAGTACGGCATATTCCCAGACGAGATTCAGAGCGCTGGCAAGGCATCACAGATTCTGGGACGTCTCCACAAGCGTACAAGCGAGGGACTTTCGACGCCAAAGCAGATTCGCTTTCTTGAGTCGCGCGGATTCCAGCACGTCGGCACGTGGAAATTCGAGTCAGCAAAGAAGCTCATCGGGCGCATCGCATTCAATGGCTGGCGCACGCCGCGAGACATCAATCCGACAAGCTATCAGCCTGACGACAAGAAAGAAGGATAAGCATATGAATCAGTATCTCAGCAGGGCAGAGATGGTGACATTTATCCACCTTTGCGCCGCGCATGTCGATTTAGAGCACACGGTCGATGAAGCGACAAAGCGCCCGCCGAAAGACCAGAAGGATAAAGACTATCGTCGGTATCTCAAGACGGCTATGACGTGGCTGCACAAAGCCGTGACCTTGCGTAATGACGCACTCGATCAGAGCGCCCGCGACAATATCGTCAGCCGTCTCAAGCATTACGACATCCGACTCTTGCCGACTGACAAGATGCGGATGGAGCTGAAAGAGATTCAGAAAGACCCATGCATCTGCCACATGGAGACAGAAGACCTTTTCGATTTACTCGAAAATACAATTCCTCAGACGTGTGGCATCTGCCGCAAGACGGGCGACTCTTTCCGCAAGTGCCCTTTAAAGCGCGTGCTCGATAAGTATGGCGTCCCGGTATTTGACGCAAGCGCCACAGTCTACTGCCCATACTCGATGCAAGAGCCGGGCAAGACGGAAAGAGAGAAGCAGGCCGCCTATGCGAATGCCATCTTCACGGAATCGGAATTGGAGCGCTTAAAATGACACATTACTGTAATGTATGCGGCTCAGCCGACACAAAGCCATACATGATGCAAGACGATAGAGTCTGGTATTTCTGCCCCAAATGTGCGCCGCTCTTTGCTGATCTGGTGAAGTGCTGCATCACGTGTGAGCTTTTAGACGGCTGTCGCTGGCATCCAGATGAGAATCCACATAAATTCTATTGCAAGGATTGGAGTGTAAGAGCATGAATGAAAAAATTGATAACGTCAACCATCCGAACCACTACAAGATGCCGGGCGGCATCGAAGTCATCGACATGATCAAGAATGTGCTGGGCTATGACGGCTTCCTCGCTTACTGCCGTGGCAATGTCATTAAATACATCTGCCGGTATCAGCGCAAGAATGGCCGTGAAGACCTCGAAAAGGCCATCGTGTACACGCGCTTTATGCTCGACATGATGCAGAAGTACGATTGCAGCAAGGTCAAGGCCGCGCCGCGCGGTATCGTCCTGCCGCATCCGTGCGACGGCCCGCTCTATGAGAAGTGGACTGATGACGATTATCTTATGAAGGTCGTCGAAGAAGTGAATGAGATGGTCGAAGCACATGGCGACTTGAAGCGTGCAAAATCAGCTGACAGCATCGTCGATTGCAAAGATCATCTGTATCAAGAGTGTACGGACGTCATTACGGCGGTCACGGGCTTCATGGATAAATTGGGCTGTGACGAAGACCATCGGCAGCTGTATCAGAAGCTCATCAATCACAGCAACAGCGTCCGCGATGGGGGAAGAAGGTTTAAGCAGAATGGCAAAGAATAAATGCGAGCTGGTACGCATGGGAAAAGTAAAGCGCAAGGGCAAGCGCGCATCCAGCTTTGTAGAGAATGGGAAAATCTACTATGGCTGCTACGGCTATACGGATGCCATGACAGATGAGCCCTTGCCGGAATGCAGGCGCTGTGAGCTGTGGGAAAGAGGTGTTTTGTAAATCATGAAACTGACATACGAGAAATTCTTAGCTGAGAAGAAAATCACAACTCAGTCATGTGGGATTGACGTGCCAGTCTCAGAAATCAATCCACATCTCTTTGACTTCCAGCGTGACATTGTGCGCTGGGCGCTCAAGAAAGGGCGGGCGGCTATCTTTGCCGGTACGGGCTTAGGCAAGTCGCTCATGCAGCTCGAATGGGCACGCCATATTCCCGGCACGGTGCTGATTCTTGCGCCGCTGGCCGTCTCACAGCAGACCGTCAGCGAGGGCGCGAAATTCGGCATTGCTGTCCATCACTGCAAAGATCAGCACGATGTCGTGGCCGGTGCTATCAATATTACGAATTATGAGCGCATGGAAAAATTCACCTTCTCAGCATTCAAAGGTGTGGTGCTTGATGAATCGAGCATCTTGAAAGCTCAGACCGGCAAGGTAAGGACACAGCTGATTGATTACTGCAAGCAGATTCCCTACCGTCTAGCATGTACCGCGACGCCCGCGCCGAATGACATCATGGAGCTGTGCAATCACAGCGAATTTCTAGGCATCATGTCGGCGGTCGAGATGCTTGCTACATTCTTCGTGCACGACGGCGGCGACACGTCGAAATGGCGGCTCAAGCGACATGCTGTACAGGACTTCTGGGAATGGGTGGCATCGTGGAGCGTCATGCTCACGAATCCGGCTGACCTAGGCTATGACGGCACGCGCTATAACCTGCCGCCGCTCATGATCGTACAGGATACCGTCAAGACATCCAGCCATCCTGAGACGCTTTTCGCGGTCGAAGCGCTGACACTGCAAGACCGGCAGAAAGCACGCCGCGACAGCATACAGGACAGGGCTGAGAAATGCGCTGAGCTGGTACGCGATGACTTTGCCCAATGGCTAATATGGTGCAATCTCAATGCCGAAGCGGATGCGCTCAAGAAGCTGCTGCCGGATGCCGTCGAGATTCGCGGCAGTGACAAGCCTGATGTAAAAGAAAAAGTCGCGATTGATTTCGCGGCGGGAAAGATTCGCGTGCTGATTTCAAAGCCCTTGATTTTCGGCATGGGTTTGAATTTCCAGAGCTGCCACAAGATGGCATTCGTGGGGCTGTCCGACTCATTCGAGCAGTATTATCAGAGCGTGCGCCGGTGCTGGCGATTCGGCCAGACTCAGCCCGTCGATGTACATATCATCACGGCTGACACTGAGGGCGCGGTCGTCGAGAATATCAAGCGCAAGGAAAAGCAATTCGATATGATGCTGCATGAAATGATTGCCGTGACGCAAGACATCACGAAAGAGAATGTCAAGGCAACGCATCGAGAGACCAATGCATATCAGCCGACATGCAAGATGACCTTACCGCCGTGGCTGGTATCTGTAGCGTAAAAGGGGGATTTGATATGAATGTATTAGAGCAGGATTCAGGCAAGATGTGGCAGGCGTATCACGGCGACTGCGTGGAAGTATCGCGCGGCATCCCGGATAACAGCGTGGATTTCATCGTCTTTTCGCCACCATTTGAGAGCCTGTACACCTATAGTAATTCTGACAGGGATATGGGAAATTGCAGGAATAGCATGGAATTTGCCCGTCATTTCCGTTTCCTCGCAAAAGAGCTTTACCGCATCCTGATTCCCGGGCGGTGCATGTCGGTGCATTGCATGGATTTGCCACTCAGCAAGCAGCGTGATGGCGTCATCGGCTTGCGTGATTTCTCTGGATGCCTTGTACGCATCTTCGAGCGTGCCGGATTTGTCATGCACACGCCGCGCGTCACGATCCGCAAAGACCCTGTGACAGCTATGCAGCGCACAAAGGCAATCGGCTTGCTTTGGAAGCAGGTCAAGAAAGACAGCTGTATGTCACGGATGGGAATCCCGGATTACCTACTGACATTCCGCAAGCCGGGCGACAATCCTAAGCCTGTACACCACACGGAAGAGCAATTCCCCGTCAAGCAGTGGCAGCAGTGGGCTGAATGCGTATGGCATGACATCAATCCATCCAATACGCTACAGCGCACATCTGCAAGGGATTCCGACGACGAGCGCCACATCGCGCCGCTACAGCTGGAAGTCATCGAGCGCGCTATCACGATGTGGACGAATCCGGGCGACATCGTATTCACGCCCTTCATGGGCATTGGCTCAGAGTGCTATCAGGCGGTCAAGATGGGCCGAAAAGGTGTAGGTATCGAGCTGAAAGATTCCTATTACCGGCAGGCCGTCAAGAATCTCAAGCGGGCAGAATCAGAGCACGGGATCGAATCAGAATCCCTTTTCTGAGAGGTGATACATCATGCTGAGCCCTCACGAAATCCTGCATGAAGACAATTACAATGCGCTGTGTGTGGCCATCCTATACAAGCGGTATCTCAGTCCTGAGAATGCATTTTATGTTTACATGACGGGACACATGCCGAATCTTAAAGTCGTCAATATCAAGGACGGCAAGCGCGACAAATCCGCGACGGGCAACCGCTACAAAGAAATCTATGCGCTGCACAAATCGGGCATGAGCAATAAGGACATCGCGCAAGTATACGGCATGAAGAAAAGCACGATCGCGACAATCTTATCGCGTATTCGCCACAATGTGAAACGGTAATAAAAAGGGCGCTGGGCCGTAATGCTCAGCGCCGAAAGGGGGAATTATCATGAGTCAGAAAGACAGAATGCTGGAAGGTAGAATCTGCAAGAGATTCATCGAGACGTACTTCCATCCAGCGCCGGACGAATACGGCGGCGAATTCACTTATCTTCATTTGCCGTTGCTATTCGTCGATAATGACGGTGTGGCTTTCATTGTCCAGCACAAGGACAACGGGAAATTCTTGATCACGGATGATTATGAGATTGCTTTCCATCAAAATCTCACATACGAGCAAGTCAAGGCGCTATGCGACAGGTACGACTTGAGCTGTCGTTGTGACTATCCAGAGGACAAAGAGCCGCCCATTTCATGCGAGATTTACGCTGAAGTCGAATCTTATGAGGAATTCGATAAAGTAGTATGGCGGCTGATCATGCTTCTTTTCGACAGCTACAATGTAGAGAGGTGGGCAAAGAAATGCGATTCATAAAGATGCGAGACGAGGATACGAAAATGCGCGTCGCATGGTTTATCGTCGGATTCTATTTTGCGCTGGGCGCGTGCTTTTCGCTGTCTATGGTTTACGTCGTCTTAAAAGCCGCTATGTATGTCATGAAAGGTGGTGAATGAAGCATGAATCCTATCGTGAATCCGATTTATTTCTACCTTGCAAATGTTGGCGATACAATCCAGATTCTCGCTGGTATCGTGATGGCTGTCACGGCAATCATCACGACTGGCTTGTTTATTGACATATGGGCTGACCTGAGCGATGGTAATTGCAACAACAAGCATAAGGCGAAAGTACAAGCGCTAAAAATGCTAGGCGTCATCCTTGTGGTGTCAACCGCGCTCAAGGTTTTCGTACCGTCGAGCAACACCGTCTATCAGATGATCGCGGCGAGCGTCATCACGCCGGATAACATCAACATGGCACAAGATAACATTGTTGACTTTATCAATCATATTGCTAAAGCGCTGCACAATGCGCAATACTGAATGAGGTGAGACTATGAAGAAAAGTACATTGGCTGACGCGCTGAGCGTCAATCAGAAGCTGCTTGACCTTGCTGAAAAAGCAAGCGGCGACGAGAAGAAAGAAATCGAGAAAGCGCGGGAAATGTTCTGTGACCTTATCGTGCATCTTAGCGGCGGTATCATCCAGATGGGCGACGCGATGGACAAGCAGAATGATACGATCAAGCAGCTGAAAGACACAATCGAAAAGTATCAAAAAGCCATTGAAATTGCGCTCGACAATTATACAACCACTATAGATTGTAAAACAGAGTGTCCTCGCATAAATCATGGAGAATGTAAAATGAACAAAGGTTTACCTGATTGTAAAGAAATTATTCGTTACGACTGGGAGAATCAAGCTGGATTAGTTTATTCTGGAAAAATCAATCTTGATTAGTTTGTTCAGACGAGTAATGCAAAAATAATAGAGCAGGATGACAGTTTCAAACCGACATTCCTGCTCTATTACGTGTTGAGTCAGTACAACACATACCATATACTCTTTTAGTATAACATATCGGAAAGGATGAATCAAATGGAAGAAGTAAAGATGTACCGTTGTTCCATCTGCAAGCACCTGTATTATGATGTGGAGACGGCTATAAAATGCGAGAAGAATCACAAGAAGGTCAGCAGAGTCCTGCCGGAATACAAGCGGATGCTTCACGAGCCGGACGGCTATCCGAAAGTCCTCAAAGTCATATTTGAAGACGGTACGGATTTTGATTACATGCGGTATAACGGAGAGGACTGATTCACCATGACAGAAGAAACGATTACCGATGAAATGCGCAAGGACATCATGCGGCGCTGTGATAGATTCTCGCGGAAATTCATGTGCGTGAGCGCGTGGCCGACAGCCATTGAAATGGATATGCCTATCTGCATGAGAGACGGCCACGTCCCCGCGCTGCACATCACACAAGATCATGACAAAATCCGTATCAGCGACTACGGCGACACGGCGGCACATCACGAGCTGACATTGGCACAAGTCAAGCGGCTTTGCAGACGCCACCACCTCAAGATCGAGCGGTGCGAGGATTTCGATGGGCCAGATTATCCGTATCTCGCAATCTACACCGTCGTAGAGCCGCGCGAATTTGATAGAGGTGTATGGAGCATCATCCGGGCCGTGCGTGACAGCTTTGAGATGGTCGTCGAGAATCGGTATGAGAATCTGCTGAGCAATAAGAGAAAGAGGGTATAAGCATGGAGCAAGAAACACTTTTAGATGCATTGCGTCAAATCGATCCCCGCGGGCTGACCTACGAGGAATGGTATCAGGTCGGCATGGCGCTCAAGCATGAGGGATTTCCCGTATCAGCATGGGACGAGTGGAGCCGACTGGATGCCGGACGCTATCATGCGGGTGAGTGCGCCCGCAAATGGGAGTCCTACCATGAGCAGACCGATAAGCCCGTCACGGGCGGCACGCTCATCGAGCTGGCACGTCGTCACGGCTGGACATACCATCGTCAGGACGGCGGCAGTTTTACGTGGGATTCCGAATTCGACTTCGACGACGGCAAGCGCCCGCGCCGTGGCATCATCGACAGAAATTGGTTAGAGGGCCGCGAAATCCATGAGCCGAAAGAATGGCATCCGGCTCAGCAGCTCATTGAATACCTCGAAGCGCTTTTCCAACCCGAAGATTGCGTCGGCTATTGCGTCGAATCCATCAAGCGCGATGAGCGATATGTCCCGGCAAATAAGGGATGCTTCACGCGCACGGCTAGCCAGATCATCGAAGAATTAAAGAAATACGGCGACGATTTAGGCAAGACGCTGGGGGATTATGATCCGTGCTGTGGTGCGTGGATTCGCTTCAATCCGCTCGACGGCAAGGGCGTCCGCAATGACAATGTGACGGATTACCGCTACGCGCTTATTGAAGCCGACAACATGAGCATCGATAAGCAGAATGAGATCGTGCGCAAATTGGAGCTGCCGATTGCCGCGCTCGTCTATTCGGGCGGCAAGAGCGTACACGCTATCGTCAAGATTGATGCAAGCTCATACAATGAGTATCGCAAGCGCGTCGATAAGCTATATCAAGTATGTGAAGAAAATGGCCTGACGCTCGACAAGCAGAACCGCAACCCGTCGCGTCTCTCAAGAATGCCGGGCGTGACACGTGCCGGACATAAGCAATTCCTCATCGACAAGAATATCGGTCAGGAAAATTGGGATGCGTGGATGGAGTGGTACTCAGAGCAAAATGATGACCTTCCTGATTTCATCAATGTCAAGGAAAGATACAAGGCAGGCCGCCCGCCGCTCAAGCCATGCGTCATTGACGGGCTCTTGCGCTATGGCCATAAGATGCTTATCTCTGGGCCGTCGAAAGCCGGTAAGAGCTTCTTACAGATCGAGCTTGCTATCGCCATCGCTGAGGGCCGCGAATGGCTGGGGATGAAGTGCGCACAAGGCAAAGTGCTCTACGTTAATTTCGAGCTCGACGAGGACAGCTGCACGAATCGAATCTTTGATGTATATGATGCCATCGGCTATCCCAGCGACACGACAGACGCATGGAGCGACAATCTCGAAGTCTGGAATCTGCGCGGCAAATCCGTCGCAATGGACAAGCTGGCCCCGTCACTCATCCGACGCGCCCGCAAGACAAATCCACTCGTCATCATCCTAGACCCTATCTATAAGGTCATCACAGGCGACGAAAATAGCGCGGAACAAATGGCCCTCTTTTGCAATCAGTTTGACAAGGTAGCGACTGAGGTAGGATGTAGCGTGATATACTGCCACCACCACAGCAAGGGCGCTCAGGGCGGTAAAAAAGCGATGGACAGGGCAAGCGGCTCAGGCGTCTTTGCGCGTGATCCTGACGCGCTCTTAGACCTCATCGAGCTGCCGATGAAGGATAAGCAGTACGACTACATGGCCAATAAGCTGGCATGTGAGAGTGTGCTGCACTATCTTGATGGCGTGCATCCGGCATGGCGCGACGACATCGGCCTTGACGATCGCGAATCTGAATTCCAGCTTCTGGGATGGTGTGATGACCATCTCACGAAAGAGCAGGCCGCCGAATCCCACAGCATCGCAAGCCGCGCCGAAGATGACGCGCGTCACGTCACGGCATGGCGCGTGGATTGCACACTGCGAGAATTCAAGAAGCCTGAGCCGAAAGACATTTACTTTAGGTGGCCTATCCACTTGCTCGACAAAGAAGGATACCTCAAGGACATCCGCCCCGACGTGGAGATCAATGGCAAGACCTTCCACCAGCGCGACAAATCGGACGGCAGTAAGAAAGCGGCAAAGGCTGAGCAAGAGCGCCTTGCCATCACGAATGCCTACACGCTCATCGCCAACGACAAAGAGCCGGATGAGGATGGCGTCGTGCGCGTGCGGCTTGATGACTTTGTAGAGCGTGCCGAAGAATTCTTTGGCAGGGAGATGACAAAGCCAGGCATTCGCAAGAAGCTGAAAAAGTTTGGTGATTTCGACATCGACAAAGGTATTGTGACGCCATCCACCGACGAAGAAGAAGCGATGGAAGAGCCTGACGAATGACCAAAAGAAACTGAAACTATTTTGTCTTATATATACATATAGTTTTGGTAATATGGTTTCGGGCTTAAAAAAGAGAGTTTTGAAACTGGATATACGGTAGTGGGGCTTATAATGCGCCCCACTTACCTATCCAGCTTTCAAGAACTTTTTTAAGCAAAAGCCATCAAAAGAAAGAGTGCGAGAAGGATTCTGGAATAGATAGTGACAGGAAAGAGAGGAACGACAATGAGAAATTCATTCTTTATGGCGATGCGAGTGCCGACAGCTACACATCAAGAGCACAAGGTCAGCGTGGTGCATGGTAAGCCGCGATTCTATGAGCCGCAGGAAGTCAAGGACGCACGGCAGAGCTACATGGCGCATCTTGCACCTTACGCGCCGCATGAGCCGTGGCGTGGGCCGATTCGCTTAGAAGTCAAATTCCTTTATCAGGACGAGAATCTGCTGAGTGAGTGGATATGGAAGACTACAAAGCCCGATACCGATAATATGATCAAACTGCTCAAGGACTGCATGACACGGACGGGATTCTGGATAGATGATTGTCAGGTCGTCAGTGAGCAAGTAGAGAAATTCTACAGCCGTGACCATGAGGGCGTCTACATCGTCGTGCGCAAGCTGGAAGAATAAGAGATACACGTCGCGGAAGGTTGTCAAGGCTTTCCGCGATTTTTTTATGATGAGTTGGGAAGACCTAGAAGAAAGCGCGGTATGATGATAATAGCAGCAGTCCACTACCTACTGCATTTCTCTTTCATAACGTCCATTTGTCCTCCTGATGGATATACGAACCCCTTAGTCTTTACTTTTTAGTCTTTACTTTCCAGTTCTAGTAGTGGCGACAAAAGCTATGCTGTACGACGACACGGCATAGCGACGACGATAGCGCCAAAGGCGGCGATGATATACAATGCTGACAAAGATATGCCAGAGCTGTGGCAGGGTGATCCCACAAGGGACGCGATGCCCATGCCGCAATGACTACAATCAGACGCGCAAAAAGCAGCAGACCGATTTCTATTGGTCGGCACGCTGGCATAAGCTGGCAGAAGCCTGCCGCGCCCGCGCACTGTACCGCGATGAGTATCTAGCATACTACGAGCATCGCGCCGTGCTGGGCAGGATTGCGCATCACATCTATCCGGCTGACGAGCGGCCAGAGCTCAAAGCATCGCTCGACAATCTGATATTTTTATCGGATTCCATGCACCGTCGCGTGCATCTTGCGTATAAAGCGGGCGGGAAAGAAAAGGAAAACATGATTGAAAGGCTCTTGCGCGTCCGTAGAGGCGCGTCGAAAGGATGACACGATAAATGATATGCGCGGATAATTTGAAGCCCGTCAGAGCGGGCAGGGGAGCCCCAAAATTGTTTTCTGATAGAGCCCGATTTAACGCGCCCCTATCTTTTCGCGCAGAAACGCTAAATAAAAACAAAGCCTAATTGATAATGTCAACTAATTGCAACAAGGAAGTGATAATTATGGGACGAGCTAGAAAAGTGATCGACATGCAGGTCGGCAATATCAGCAAGCAAAAGAAGCTGAACCGAAAGATGCAGGAAGAAAAAATCAAGATTGACCGTGACGCGCTCATGGCGGGTGCGCCGTCGTGGCTGTCTGAGCGGGCGGCGGCAGAATATAACCGTGTCGTGCGTGAAGCGGCGGCAATCGACATGCTCGACAATCTCGACATGTCTGTCCTGGCTATCTATGCTGACAACTATGACCGCTATCTCGATGCGGCAGAATATCTGCAAGAGAACGGCCAGACGTATGAAGGGCGTGGCGGCCCCGTCATGTCGCCATATGTCAAGATTGCTGAATCCGCATCGAATCAGATCATGAAGTGCAGCACGAAGCTGGGACTTGCGACGACTGACCGGCTGAAACTCATCGTACCAGAGAAAGAGAACAAGGAAGTCAACAAATTCCTGAAATACGTATGAGAGACCGAACGACAGAATACGCGAAAAAGATAGTCAACGGCGAAAAGCTGTGTGGGCATTCGGAATATCTTGCGTGTAAGCGCCATCTCGACGACATGAAACGCAAGGATTTCCCCTATATCTTCGACGTCGAGCAGGCTGAACGCCATATCAGCCTAGCCAATGAGCTGACGATAGGCGAGGGCGAGGGCCGTAAACCGCTCAGGACGCGCGGCTTTCAGAACTTCATTTTAGGCAGCCTTTTCGGGTGGCGAAAGAAACGCTCGAAGATTCGCCGGTTCCGCGAGGGCTATATACAGGTCGGGCGTCAGAACGGTAAATCCTTTTTGGCGGGCGAACTTTGTAATGATTTTGCCACCTTCTCAGGCTATGAGATGGGGCGCGTATTCTGCACCGCGACGAAGCAGGATCAGGCCAATATCGTATGGGATGAAGTGAATAAATTCATCCAGTCGGATGACAGCCTGAAAGAGCTCTACAAGGTGCGTGAATATGACCGTACCATCAAGAGCCTTGTGACCGGCACGGAAATAAAGGCCATCGGGCGCGATACGAAAAGCGCTGACGGATTCCGCTCTATCCTTGCCGTCATCGATGAGTATCATGCCCACAAAACGAACCAGATGTACAAGCTCATGCTTGATGGACAGATTAAAGTAGACAATGCCTTGACGCTGGCCATCACGACAGCTGGATTCAATCTGAATGGGCCGTGCTATGAGCAGTATAAATTCTGTAAGAAGGTGCTTTCAGGTGCTATCGAGAAGGATTCTTTATTCATTTTCATTGCAGAGATGGATGAAGACGACGACATCTGGAATCAGCACAACTGGGCAAAAGCGAATCCGCTCTATGTCTGGAATGAGGATGACACGCTGAATGACGAGATGCTTGCCCGTATCGCGGAAAAAGCCATTGATGCACGCGAAAAGCAAGGTGAAGACCTTGTGAATTTCCTGACCAAATCGCTGAATTATTGGGTGACATACAACGGTGCATCCCTGATTGATGCCGAAGAATGGCATAAAGGCGCGTGTGAGCTCACGATTGACGATATGGCGGGCCGCGAGTGCTTCTTAGGTATCGACTTATCGAGTGGCGGCGACTTGACGAGCATCGCGCTGCTATTCCCACTTGACGACGGGCGGCTCTACATCTGGAGCCATTCGTATATGCCAGAATTGCGGCTTGCTGAGCATATCCGAACGGATGACGCGCCGTATGGCATCTGGAAACAACAGAAGCTCATCACGCTGACGTCAGGCATGTACGGCATCAAGACAGATTACCACTACATCACGGCTGACGTGGCCGCGCTCATCGAGCGGCTGCATATTAAGGTCGTCGGATGCGGCTATGATAACCACAATGCAGGCGCTTTCTTGTCTGATCTGGAAGGGATTCTCGATTGTGATTTGACCGATGTGAAGCAGTCAGCCCGCAATCTCAATGACGTGACGCGCGATTTTCAGCTCAGCGTAAAAGCTGGACAGGTGCGATATGACAAGAAGAATGATTTGCTGACGTGGAGCGTGCTGAATGCCATCATTTCTGAGCCAAACTCATTCGGTGAGATAAAGGTTGATAAGCAGACACAGAAAAACCGCATCGATCCAGTGGACTCTATAATCGATGCGTGGAAAGTCTATTTTGTGCGTAACCAGAACGCGAAAGCGTCAACAGATGACATGCTGGATGACTATCTGGCAATCGTCAACACCAAAGGAGATGAAAAAGATTGAGCTTTATCAAACGGATTCGGAATGCGGCGGCGCGTCGGCTTGCAGACAGCGCGGACGGCTCGACGATTTCGCTTTCTGACCTGAATGACTGGTTTTCGTCAGTGAATCGCGTCGGCGGGCCTGACCTTGCTGAGATTACCTATTTCACGTGCCTGAAAATCCTTTCTGAGAGCGTCGGCAAGATGCCAGTCTACTTGATGGACGCCGATAAGAACAGGATTTTAGGACATGAGACGACGCGAATCTTGTCTGTAGAGCCTAATGAGGTGCATACGCCGGTACAATTCTTTACGCAGATGGAGTATTGCCGCAATCATTATGGCAATGCCTATGCGTATATCAGGCGCGACAGCAAGGCGCATCTGACAGGGCTGATACCGTTAGACCCGCGCATGATGCAGATTTGGATCAATGATACGGATGAATTCACGCAGCGCCGTTATTACTATTACTACACGGATACGAGAAGCGGCAGAACGTATTGGATTCGGCCTGACGACATCCTGCATGTGAAGTCTTGGGTAACAGATCAGAGCGGGCTGGCTGGCAAATCCGTCCGTGAAATCCTCGCAACGTACATGGCGGGCAACAAGGCGGCACAGAATTTCCTCAATGACCTTTATCAGAAGGGCATGACCGCAAATGCCGTCGTCAAGTACGTGGGCGACATGAGCAAAGAGCGGCAGAAGGTATTCTTGCAGAGCATCCGCGAACAGTCGCGTGAGAATGGCCGCATGATTGCCTTGCCGGTCGGCGCTGACATCCAGACACTTGACCTCAAACTGACGGATTCTCAATTTTATGAGCTGTCGAAGTATAACGCGCTCAAGATTGCCGCCGCCTTTGGTGTGCAGCCGAATTACCTGAATGATTATAGTAAATCGAGCTATGCGAATTCGTCGGCCCAGAATCTCAGCTTTTACGTCAATACGCTCTTGTACAACGTCACGGTGTACGAGCAGGAGCTGAATAGAAAGCTCTTGACGTCGAAAGAGCAGGCTCAGGGCATGGGCTTTAAGTTTAATGTCAGCGTCATCTTGCGCGGTGATCCGTCTCAGCAGGCCGACGTCATCCAGAAGCTCGTGCAGGCGGGCATCTACTCGCCGAATGATGCCCTGTCGCTCATGGATAGGCCGCCATGTGCGAATGGCGATGTGCATATGGTCAACGGCGCTTATGTCAAGCTCGAAGACATCGGCAAAGCATATGCGAATAAGAATGTCAATAGCTGATTTGAAAAATTTTCAATGAGTTGGGAAGACCTAATAGAAAGAGGGGTACAATATGATTAGGGTAATCAATAAGGCCGAAGGTGAAGCGGAACTCTACATCTCAGGCGACATTATCGACGATGCCGATAGCGGGTGGCTGAAATGGCTGATGGCCGACGATGACGGAAACGTCAGCGGCTATGTGTGGCCAGAGGACATCAAGAAGCAGCTTGTTGATATTGATGATGATGCCGATTTGACGGTATACATCAATTCGGATGGTGGCAGTGTACCAGCAGGCGTGGCAGTAGCAAATATGATTGCACGCCACAAAGGCCATACAAAAGCGGTTGTCGATGGATGGTGCTGTAGCATCGCGACGCAGATTTTCTTTTCTGCTGATGAGCGAGAGATGCCAGCAAACGCATACCTTATGATTCATAAGCCGATGACGGCGGCTTACGGCAATGCCGACGATTTGCGCAAAGCAATCGACGTGCTTGACACGATTCAGAATGGCCTTGAGAAAGCCTACATCAAAGCTGCAAAAGAAGGTACTACACCACAGCAAATTACTGAGATGGTCGATGCAGAGACCTGGCTGACCGGTGCAGACGCTGCACAACTTTTCGATATTAACCTTCTGGAGTCAGATCAGACGGCAGCATGTGCCAGTGGGAGGGCTTGGAACGACGAACGGTTCCACAATATGCCGGATTGTCTTAAGTCTCAGATTAAGGCGATGGAGCGCGATCCGGGTATTCCTGTCCATGATTCCATCAAAGAAAAAGAACCGAAAAAAGAGAATGAACATAGCAAGGAAAAAGTCGCTATCGCGCTTGCCCTTGCGAATGCATCCATCTGAAAGGAAGGATTGAACGAATGAAGAAATCGGTAGAACTTAAGAAAATCGTCGATGAGCTCAAAGCCAAAGTCGAGAGCTTACAGGCTCAGGAGCAGTACGACGATGCCGCAAAGGTCGCGAATGAGCTGAATAGCGCCGTGCGTGATTATCAGACGGCTGTAGCACTCGAAGCGGCTGACCTCAGCGATTTCCAGAACGGCGCTAAGCCCGCAACGGACAAGCGCGATGAAAAGAAGCTGCTGAATCGTGCATTCAACAAAGCACTGCTGGGCCGCGCTCTCACGGATGAGGAACGCGCCGTGCTCAATGTGGCAGGCACTCCGGGCAACGTCGAAGCGACGCCGGAAAAGGGCGGCTATCTCGTACCAGAGGAGCAGCTGGCCATCCTTAGAGAATACCGTCGCGGCTTTGTCGCGCTGAAATCGTATTGCAATGTCCAGACGGCCAACTCGAATTCCGGCAAGATGCCGACGATTGGCGCTGAAACGGGCAAGCTCATCGCATTTGATGAAATCAACGACATCAAGCAGGATGATCTGACTTTCGGCCAGCTCAAGTATGACATCCTGACGTATGGTGACATCATCCCGGTATCGAACGAGCTCTTGCAGGATGCCGACATCGACATCATGAGCGTCATCGGCCAGCGCTTTGCACGCAAATCCGTCAACACGGAAAACGGCGTCATCATTGACCTTCTCGGCAAGCTGTCTCAGACGTCTGGCAAGACGTGGAAGGACATCACGAAAGCGCTCAATGTCACGCTCGATCCGGCCATTTCTGCCAGCGCGAAAATCTACACGAATCAGAATGGCCTTGAATTCCTCGATGAGCTCACGGATTCGCAGGGCCGCCCGATTCTCACGGCATCGCTTGCAGACCCGTCTAAGTATGCATTCCGTGGCCGTGAAATCATCGTCGTGTCGAATGCGCTGCTGACGTCTAAGACGAGCGTCGTGCCGTTCTACATCGGTAGCCTTGCTGACCATGTGGCATTCTTCCAGCGTCAGGGCGTCGAGGTCGCTGTTTCAAACGAAGCTGGCTTTGCGAAGAATACGACGATGATCCGCGCAATCGAGCGTTTCGGCGTCGTCGCTGACGATGCGGATGCTATCGTCTCGCTGGGCGTCAGCACGGCATCTGCCTGATAGTAGGTGATAGCGATGGCTATCACTCTTGAGCAGGCAAAGAGCTATCTGAAAATCGACGGCACGGATGATGATGCGCTTCTCGCTGACTGCATTAGCGCGGCGAAAGCGTATCTCATCGGCGCTGTGTCGGATTTCGATGCAAGCTATGAGAAGTATGATGACTTTAGGGAGATTGCGGATCAGCTCATGTATGAGCTCATTGCGGAATACTACACAAACCGCGATGCCCGCAATGATTCCCGCGCAAATCTCAGCTACATGAAGCAATCCATGATAACACAGCTGCAAAATTATGCGTCAGGTGGTACGACATGAGAAATATCGGCTCTATCATGAATACGTCTATTGATGACCTCTCTGAGCGCATCGCCATCATGCGCCGTGCTGAAACGGTGGATGACGAAGGGAATCCTGTACAGGGTAATCCTGAAACGGTGCGCGAATGCTGGGCGAAGGTGCTGCCATCCGGCTCACTCATTCGCGATGGCTATTCAGAAACAGTCAATCAAGTAAACTATCGGATTGTCATCCGATACTATACCGGCATCAAGCCGGATGACCTCATCACGTGGAAGGGCAAGAAATTGACCATGACGGCCCCGCCGTATGATGCAGAAAGCCGTCATGTGTGGACGGTGCTAGAGTGCAAGGAGCTGATTGAAGATGCCGGGCGGTCATAACCACTACCGTGACACGGGCTTTTCTCGCGGCTACGTGACGGGCGGCAGTGATGCTGCTAAGAAGATACGAGAGCTTGGTGAAGATGTCCTCAAGGCGGCAAAGGCGGCACTTGCTGACGGCGCTGAGCTTATCGTCGAGGATGCAAAGAGCAGATGCCCGGTAAGCAACAGCAAATACCTTTCGCATCGTGGACTCTCAGCCGGTGAGCTGAGGGATTCCATCAAAGCTGAGCCGAAGAAAAGCGGTACAATCTACAAGATTTCCGCGAATGCGCAAGATAATAAAGGATTCTACTATGGTCAAGTAGTCGAATTCAGCCCGCGCGTGAATCATCCATTCTTGTATCCAGCGATGGATGCAAACCGCGCAGCTGTACATGATAAAATTGTCGCGGCAATCCAGCAGGCTTGCCAGACAAAGCAAGGGAAGTGAGAGAATGAGCGTATTGTCTGAGGTGTATCAAGGGATGACAGCATCGTCAGATGTGACAAAGCTGCTTGCAGAGGGGCAGAAATCCATCTATCACGGGTGGAGCAAAGACGCTGGCAGCTATCCCGTCTTGATTTACGGCATTGCATCGGATGTCCCGCATATTACGGCAGACAATCGCGAAATCTCGCATTTCGTGACAATGCGCATCCATATCGTCACGAAGAATGGAGCTTTCACGGAACTCTTTCATGCGGTGAATGCGGTCATGGTGGATCTGGGCTATATGCGTAAGATGTGCAATGAAGTCAATGATGAGGATTTGCGCATCATGGTGTGTGATTACACAATCTCGAAGAAAGTAGAGGAATGATACAATGGCAGATACAGTAAAAAGCGGTATCACGAATTCGCCATTTGTCGGCGTAACGAATTTCCATGTTGCTAAGCTGACAGATGACGCATCGGGCGGCACGGCAAAATATGATGCATCCGTCGCTATCCCGTGGGTGCGTCAGGTGCAGATCAAGCCGAAAAATAATACCGCAACACTCTATGCTGATAATATGAGTGTGGCGACGGCGAATGTCATGAGCGAATACGAGCTGACTATCGAGACGGCGACGATGCCGCTTGAATACAAGGCCCTGCTTCTTGGTCATAAGATTGACGCTGGTAAGCTGACGGTCGGCAAGGATGACGTCGCGCCGTATTTCGCCGTGATGTTTGAGAGCACGAAGCAGAACGGCAAGAAGCGTTTCGTCAGATTCGCGAAAGTCCAGTTTGCTGAGCCGGACGAGACGAGCAAGACGAAAGAGGATAAGATTGAGTATAATACACCGTCCATGACGGCTACGGCAATCTATCGCACGTCCGATGGCGTATCGCTTGAGCAGGCTGACGAAGAAGCTGACGGCTATGTCGATACGACGGGAACGAATTGGTACACGCTGACAACGGTGTGATGCTTTGAAGAAAAGGCAAGTACATAAGCGCTTGCCTTATTTTTCTATACGGGGTGAATGAAGTGAAAAAACCAGAGATTACAATCGGCGAAAAGACGCTGACGCCGAAGCGCAATCCGACGATGAAAATGTGGCGGATCATCACGAAGCAGGATGAGCGCGATGCCGTCGAAAAAATGGATATGGAACAGATTCTTGATTCCAGACTGGATATTATCGCGACGATTTACGAAGTCGATAAAGACATCCTTGACGATATGGATGTCGCCGATATTATCCCTGCATATCGCGACATTGTGAAATGGATTCATGGGCTGATTTTCCCGAAACTCGAAGAAATCCCAAACTCGGAAACGGTGGAAGAAAAGACGAAAACAAAGTAATTCTTTCGCCGTATGAGCAAATCATTTCGTGGTACTGCCAGTATCATGAAGCGTATGGCTGGACAGTGCAGGAAGTCGATGACACGGATTTAGAGATTGCGATTGATGAAATCATCGTGCTGTCGAAGAAGAATCAGCCGGATGATCAGCCAGAGCAAGCATACATTGAAGATGTGTTGCCATACTAGAGGTGATGAAGATTGGCAAAAGGTGAGAAAGCGGATTTCAGCCTGACTATTGGCTTGAATCTCGATGATTTATTCCGTGGTATGGATGAAGCGAACACCACAATCAGTCAGGCCATCAGCCGCATCAATAGCGAGAATAAACAGGTCAAGCTGAAAGCCGACATCTCAGAGCTGAAAGCTGGGGATGATGAGCTCAAGAAGCAGGCCATTGAGATGCAATCGCTGACACGTCAGATTGAATTGCAGACGGCAAAGCTCAGGCTCTTAGGTCAGGCGCGTGACTCTGCTTACAAACGCACGGGCGATAATAGCAGCCTATCCCGTGCGGCTGATACTCGCTATCTACAGCAAGAAAAATACGTCGCTCAGCTCAATTCTGAGTTGAAGAAAATGCAAGCTGCACAGGCTGCCGCAGCCGCCGCATCGTCCGGGCTTTTCGGCAAGATCAGCACGGGTGCATCGGCGGCAAAGAAGGGCGTTTCTGAGGTCACGGGCGCTTATGGGATGCTGTCAACAAAGATGGCTGGGCTTATGGCGGTCGGCATGACGGGCGCTGGTCTTTTCAACATCACTCAGGGTGCTATGGATGCGGGCGAGAATCTGTATAAGCTGTCCACACGTCTCCACCTGACGACGAGCGAAGCCGGACAGCTCAATAAGCTATTCTCGATCAGCGGTACGAGCATTCAGGCCGTCGTACCATTCTTTAGTCAGCTCGATAAGAGCGTGCTGAGCTCGTCAAAAGGGCTAAATAGCACGACGATGGCGCTCATGAAATTCGGCGTCAATCTCAAGGACAGCGCGGGCAATCTCTTGCCGATTAATGAGCAGCTCGATCAGCTGGCAAAGGGCTATCAGAAAGCCGCCGAAGCTGGCAAAGAAGAAGAATTTCAGGCGCAAGTGCTCGGTCGTCGCGGCGCTGAGCTCATCCCACTGCTCGAAAATTACAATGAGAATATGCAGGTCGCGTCGAGCATCAAGGCGACGGGCCTGCTTGATCCGAAAGAAGCGCATGAGCTGAGTCTGGAATGGCGCAAGATGAAGGGTGAAGCCGGACAGCTGCAAATGGCATTCGGCGCGGCTATGATGCCGATTGCTAAGGAAGTCATGCCGGAAGTGACCAAAAGCATGACAGAGCTTGTCGAGTATATCAAGAGCAATAAAACGGAAATAAAAGGTGCTATTGAAGGTTGGGGCGCGGCTCTTGCAGAAGTCGGAAAGATAGCCGGTTCCGTTGCAATAGCCGTTGGAAAGTTGGGCTCAGAGATGGGCGAGAATCGCGACGATAAGATTCTGGCCGCCAATGTCTCTGACTATGCGACTGGTAAAGAGAAAATGCAATCCGGTTTCGGCCTTGCTACAGGTGCAGGAATCGGGGCTTTGACAGCTGCTGCTTTAGGCGTAGGTACAGGCGGTTTGGGCTTTATCCCCATTGCGGGCGGTTTAGCTGCTGGTACGCTCGGATATGAGGTTTTTGGCGGGCGTGAAGCGAATAAATATCGCAATGATCAGCTTGCTACACACTCAAAGGATTATCCAATTTGGGCTGAGAATTACCATCTACAACAGGTAACGGCAGGAAAAGAGCAGTACAGCCAATTCGAGCAGGCCGCCGCTGACGCACTCAATGGCAACCTCGATACGAGCAAATGGGACAAGTATGCAGGAGCTATCGACAATACGAGCCAGAAGCTCAAAGACCTGACTGGCGTCGATACCGATTTCCGCAAGAATGAACAGCAGTCGAAGCAGGCTACAGACGAGAATGCTCAGGCTCAGTACAAGGCCGCTCAGGCGATGGAGTGGCGTGCTACGGTAGCCGGACAGCTGAGCGAGAAAATCTACTCGCTCACGCATAATGACATCGAGAATGCACAGCACGCTATGTGGGTGGAAGTCGAGAAAGCCACAGCAAATGGCGTTCCGCAAGACCTGATAGATCAATTCGTCAATGCTCAGTCTGCTCGTATCGCAGAAGATAAATTCCGCAATGTCACAGCGCCGATGGTAGAAGCCTTTAAGACTGACTTACAGAATCAGCTCGATCAGGTAGACCTGCAAGCAAAAGCATATGTAAGGGCGGGCGCGACGCAAGACGAAGCCGACGCATGGGCAGAGCAGCGCAAGAGCAGAATCAATGCTGATTGGGATAGACAGGTCGCGTCGCAGATTGACAGTATCTGGAAATCCTCGTTCCAGAATCGGCTTGGCGAGATTGACCGCGAGAAAGAAGCATGGAAACAAAAAGGGCTTGACGAGGTAAAGGCGACGCAATGGGCTGAGGAAAAGAAACGTCAGGAGATGGAGACGACAGCCCAAAGCATGTTCACGTCGGACAAGAAATACTATGACGTCTGGAAGAAAGCAGGCGGCATAAATAGCGGCGCGGCAGGCGTACAGGCTATCATCAAGCAGATGCGTCTTGATAAGGGCATCCCAGAAAATGCATTCACGACGCCGGGCGAGGTTGATGCATTTGAGCAGGCGATGGATCAAGCACGCAAGAACCTCGTGCCTGTCATCTCAGATGGCACGTATCAGGGCGTGAAGAAAGCGATGGTTGAAGTCATTCGCGGCAAGGATACAAGTTATGAAGTGCCATTGCTGAATCAACAGCCGATGGGCGCATACTCAGGCGCATATGATGGCCAGAGCTTTGCGCAAGGCGTCGGCATGGCTGTCAGTGGCGTGCAGAGCGCGGCAGGCAATCTTGTAGAGGTCGTGCGCGGTTGCTCGTCGTCGTGGGAAATGGCGGTCAATAATGCAGGGCAGGATTTTGCAGGACAGATAAATCAGGCGGCAGAAGCGATGACGCAGGACATGACACAGGATGACAGCGCGGCTAGCCAGTCGATGACTGGTATCGTGGATGACGTATCGAGTGCCATGCAGGAAGTCGGCTCTACGGTCAAGCAGATGCCCCAGAATCTCGCTCAGTACATCGATGATACCATCATAAGTCAGGCAAAACAGCAGGACTATGTGACGCGCCCCGTTGCGCGTGGCGGCGATAAGCAGCCGTTGCAGATCACGATAAATAACAATCTGTCTGATACGGTCATGTCGAATGATTTGACCGATTACCTGACAGACCAAACGGCGGGCAAGGTGGCTGACGCTATCAAGCCTTACGTCGATGATAGCAGCATAAGCAACACGTATTGAGAGGTGATGTAATTTGTCTGTAAAGATTGGCGATGCGCGGTCGATGAATGACCCGCAGGGCGAGAAGATAACACCCGACGACAGGCAGACCATGATAGAGGTATATGACGGTGTGGTCGTACAGGATTGGGGACGCGCTGAGGATGGCGACAGAATCACATGGACACTCCAATTCGACGCGAAAGCATGGGAGCTTGTCAAAGGATATTGGACGAATCGGACTATCGTAAGCATCACGGATGCGGCAAAGCAGACCTTTACCGCGCGTGTGCTTGTGAGGTCGTGGAGCAGAGTGTCACGCTTCCCCGATTGCGTGACGGCAGAAATTGAATTGTGGAGGGTATAAAAATGGCTAACGCATATCTCAATGTTTACATGAATAATCCTACGGCAGACGGTACGGACGGCACTCAGGTATCTACTGACGGCGCGAATACGTCGCCTATCTCTGCTACGCTTGATGCAAGCAAGGCTGAGAGCACGAAAATCAAATGCGCATTGCGCTGTGAGTCTGGCTATAAGACGAGTGCTGACGGCGTAGCACTCTCTTTTGATGGTACGACGGCGACGAAGTGGCTTGTAGCATACAGCGCAGACAATACAGGCGATACTGCACCTTCTGAGAGTGCTTTTGCATCTACGGCGACTATCCCAGTGCAGATTGAGCAGAAGAACGTCATTTTCTGGGTAAAGGCGACGAGCACGACGGACGAGAATCCAGCAAATGATACGAGCGTCAAGCTCAAGGTATCGGCTAAGATTGTAGCAGCGTAAGGCGGGTGAGATGAATGGCTTGGCGTTATGAGAATCCCGGCTATCGCGAACTGCTCGTTATGCCGGGCCATACAGTCAAATGTGATGCGACAAAATCAAAAACAGGCTATGCATTCTGGCAGAATCGACAGCTGCCATCTTTTGATATTCCAGAATCAAAAGAATTATGGGTGCGCTTTGATATTTATATCGCAACGCAATATTATTATGTTTTTCGTATTTTTGATAGTTATGGCAGTCAGGATGGTATTTATCATCCGTCTGGTAATTATTATTGGATTGCAAAAGCAAACGGCAATGAAGTCGGTAGTATGGCTGCTCCATCAGTTGGCTTTCATTCATGCTTGCTTCATCTCGTATCTGATACGACGAATGGCAAGATTCAATTCTGGGTGGATGATGCAAGTAAGGCGGCTATCGATTATACAGGCAGTGTAAAGAAAGGTAATGCATTTTCATTCTTCTTTTTGGAAAGTGATAATGCTTATGCATTGACATCTAACGTCATTATCTCTGACACGGAATTAAGCCTTGCAGATAATTGTGACCTATCTAAAACACAATGGATTCAGCCTGTAATCGGCAAGAATGGAACGTTTGGCGTTGATGATTTTGCGGTTCGTCGGTCAAATGGTGATACTACAATCTATAAGATTTTCGATGTATCAGGCTATAATATACCGCTCTATCAGTATACCGATTTTTACATCAAGGATAATGTCAGTATCAATCGCGTATATGTAAATTACTCTATTTCTGGCTCAAGGAATACATACACTCATACTTTGTATCAATCGGATGACGGCGTTACTTTTGAAAAGCTCTTATCTGTACAGAAAAAAGCGGATGATTATTACGCGCTCTTTGATTTAGATACACCGGCAACGAAGCATTATTATCGTATCGAAGTATCGGGCAGTGCGGGAGCTGATGGCGTTACGATTGATGCAACGGTACAGACGCAGAAAGACATCACGCTCAAGATTGATACGCATCGTGATGTCAGCAACGCCATCACTCAGCAATCCGATACCGCCCGCCACCTCGCTGAGTCTATCGTCACGCCGCATGATACCGCCCGCGCTCTTGCTGTATCGGCTATGCTTGACACTGATACGCGCCGCATCCTGTCAGCTGCCATCAATCCATCTGCTGATACGGTGCGCTATGTATCGTGCGATATGGTCATCCATGCGGATACCGTGCGTGCGCTTACAGAAAATATCGATGTCGATATTGTGGCAGATACCGCCCGCAATCTGTACCGCGCTGAATCCCTGCTTGATGACACGACACGCAAGATCAGCAATCTGGAATCAATCAATGCAGACATCAAGCGCACTGTCACGGCTGACGCTATCGACATGCTCGACACGGTGCGCACGCTGACGCATACGGCAGAACTCACGGCTGATACGGTGCGCGATGTCGCAAAGTCCATCGATGTAGATGCCGATACCGCGCGTATCACGAATAGCAGCACTATCACATTGCACGCTGATACATCCAGACAGCTTGCTAATGATGCGGCTGTATCAGCCGATACCATGCGTGATGTATCGCTCACGCTGGCACTCAGCGTTGACCTCTCGCGTGACACTGGTAAGACTTCTTTTGATGCGGATGTCGTGCGTGATGTATATGTCAGCCATATTGATGTATTGGAAGATACAATTCGCCGGATGCCGTATACAATCGATAATAATGCTATCCAGTCTATCACGCTGACGATTGAGGAGCATACAATTTCGGATAAGATTGACATTAAGCTCGTTGGAGCAAATTACATGCCGAAAGATTCCGTGCGCGGCAAATTCCTTGATTATCCGTACAATATGATGATTCTCTCTACTACGCAGGACAAAGATGGCATTGTCCAGACAATCAGTGCACTGTATGATTACTACAAATTCAACATGAGCCGCTACGACATCGACATCTACGGCGACGATACAACACCTTCTGCCGCACAAATTATCAGCCGTGTGGCGTCTTCGTTGGGCTATAAGTCTTACATCAATCTCACGAATTTCACGCCTAGCACGACAGGCCAGAAGAATAACAAAGTGCAGAATCCGTATCCATCTATTCTCTCTGATATTATCGGATGGACTCAGCAGCTGCCGTGGCGCCAGATCAATATCTTCCTGCATGGTGATACGCTGTACGCAATTCAGCGCGGCAATGAGCTGAATGTCGTTGATATGACAGGCAGGCATATCACAAGGCCGAATATCACGAGGACGATTTTCTCTGGAAATGCTGAGATAGGCGTATTCCAGTATATGTCCGGCAAAGGTGGCAAGCTCACTATTACAGACGAGTTGAGCGAATACGGCAAAAAGCTGAGAGAAGGTGTGTGGAAAAACTTTCACGCATTGCCCGGTGTATCATATGATGCATTTGGAAATATTACGCATTATTATGGGACTGTAAATTATAAAGGAACAAACAATTCGTCCGATGAAGTACACAATGCAGAATTTGATGTAAGCTATACTTATGATGGCGATGGCAATATAACCTCAAAGACTGAAACAACCCAAGTATTTAGTAGCTGGGGAAATGATGTTATTGATACGTGGACAAATACAGAGAATTATGCTAACAATCGTAACACGTTCTACACCCTAACAAATGGAGATGACGCTATCATCGGCACGCATCCAAACAGACCTAGCAATGTGTTTAATCCCGGATGGACTGAGCGCATCACTTTTAGTAGAAGTGGTGGGCAAACATACTTTGTTTTCAAGCGCTATGATGCGTATGGCAATTATATCGGTGAAGAGGAAGTGAATGGCGATAATGTTGGCAGTACGCCATTCCCACTCTACACAGGCGATAGCGTTATGAAATATCTTGAAGGTGGTTATTATAATGAGCAGAAGCGCTATTTCGATGACTTGAAGAATCATGTCGGCATGATTCAGGAAACGCTGATCTTTGATATTGTCGATCCTGTAGCACATGGCGATACGAGCGGCATCCATGTCATCGACTTGCGAGACAAGGTTCGACTAGATGGGAAAATCTACTATCTCGTTCGGAATGTCGTCAGTATGACGAGCAAACAGCTCAAGCAGTCTCTAGAGGTCGTGAGGTGGTTTTGATGAATAATATCAATCGTCTGGCTCGTATGCTCTCTGGTTTCCAGAAGAAGCGACAGCAGGCACAGCAACAGAAAAAAGAGCAATACGCATACACAGCACGATTCAACGGTGGCCAGACCGTCGAGATTGACGGCAGAACATATAACGCGACAATCGGCTCAGATGACATTGCATTGAGCGATGGGTGCACAGTATTCTGCATCCCGATGGAAAACGGCAACATGATGATTATAGGCGGCGGTGATGACTAATGGCACTTACTATGGATACGGTCGCAAGTGTCAACGGCTTAACGGTCACGACGACACAGGGCTACACACTGACACGCATCGGCAATAAGTCGCTACGTGAGGGCGATACCATCTACACGGATGGTAAATACGTCTACGGCATGGAAGGCAACGGCGGCAAACAGCTGCCGATGCTGCCGTCCGTGAATTACTTATTCTTCAATCCATACAGCACTGATACTATGAAGCCGGGCATTTATGGATTCTATAAGTCATTCAGTAAGCCTGTATTTGTTTGTGATGCAGAGCGCAAAGCGTTATTTATAGGAGCCAATAATGCATATCAGGGAACAAATAATTGGGGTAGTGGTGTTAATACAGGTTTAGAGCATGTCAAAGAAATATCGAGTGAAAAAGAAATAATATCTAGCTATCCTGATACATGGGGAGTTTATCCTTCAGGATTATACAGACCCGGACTAGATCAATGCGTTGCATCTAATGGCGACTATCTTGAACTTAGAGCAGGTGCAGATTATATACCTAATACAAGTTCTAGAGTTATTCTTTTTAGAAATGGTGAAATTGTTGATTATTTTATTACACAAAAAAAGTATGGATATGTTACTGATTTGTGTGGCGCATCTAATATAGCGCATGTTAATGAAGATGGTAGCTATCAATTTTTTTGTAGTGGAATATCCGATCGTCATAATAATTTCTCTGATTATGGTGATAAGCCAGATGAATATAGTCATATAATAGAAAGAGCGAAAATTATATTTCCGCCAACACCGCCTGTTGGAGCAAATGTATATAAAGATGAGGATGATGGTAAATTCCATCTTTACAAAGATACTAATAGCGGAACCGAAGAAATATTTGCTACAAGCTCTATTGATGAAATTTGTAGTTACACAGACCCTAGCGGAAGAAAGCCTTTTTCTGATTGCTATTTTGCGCTTTATGAATTTATTAGTTATTCAGAAGAAGTTTTATGGAAGTGTGATTCTGCTAAAAAAGGTGAAAGAGAAAAAATAGCATATTATATTAATGAGAGTCTTCATTATGAATGTAACCCTATATCTAATGAATTACCTATAGACGGTGCTAAAAAGAGACTGATATGTTGCTATAATGATTATGATGTGCGCAGAAATGGTATCAGCGTGCCGACATATGAAACGTATGCCATATATGAGAATACTGATACTGGATTTTTTGAAAGGTATTGGTTTTGCACTGAAAAATATAATAAATTTCCATTAGATAAAGACGATATTGATCATATTAACTATGGTCATAAAAATGGTTCAGCAGACATGAGAATAGGAACAGATTTGTCTGGAAAACCTATTATGATGACATGCTATTTTGATATGAGTGAATATTTTATGAGTCATATAAAATATACATGTTGTGGATATACGTCAGATTCTTTCATAAAAAACGCAGTCCAGATTTCTGAATATCGTTATGCTTTGCTGACAGGAGAAGGAATTATCGTGGTAAACACAAAAACTGGTGAGCATCGAAAATCGTTTGACGGTGATGTGTGCTATTACAATACTCGACTTGTTAAAACCAGTCGCAATGTCATCAATACAATCAAGAGAGTCTTGCCAAAGAAGGGCGGTGACTGAATGGACATCATAGGGATAGGCGCGATGCTTGCGCCTTCAGCATTCTCGCTCGTCGGCTCACTGTATCTGTACAAGCTGCACCGCAAGGACGATGCACGCGACAAAGAGCATGAGCGGCGCAAAGTGGCAGAGCGCATTGAGCGTGAAAAGCGTGATGCAGAAAGCCGCATGATACGTAATGGAATCACGGCAGTATTGCGTGACCGCATCGTGCAGGCGTATATGTATTATGAGGGCAATGGCTATTTGCCGCTGAAGGAGCGTGAGAATATCTACATGATGTATGTCGCGTATCATGACCTAGGCGGCAATGGATTAGTCACTCAGCTATACAATGAGCTGAATGAATTGCCGCATACGAAAGAAGATGATAAGACATGAAGGTCACAACGGACATGATAGCTGTCGGCGGGCTTGCAGTCGCGCTCATAGCGGGTATCGTACTTGATGCACCCGCAGAGCTGCTGACAGGCATTGCAGGCGGCCTGAGCGGCTATATCTGCAAGACTGTCCAGAAGGAAGTGAGTGAGAAATGAAAGCATGTCAGATGAATGCGTTGATGTGGCATACGCTCTATGATTCATTTGCGCGATTTGCCGCCCATGCACGTGAGATACATTTTTATGATGATGCGGTCGATGCTATGGAGAAATCAATCTTTGAGATGTCCCCATACGCAAAAGCACAAGAAAGAAGGTACTGCAAAATGAAAGTCTTTATTAATCCCGGCCATGATTGCAAGTATGACAGCGGTGCAATCAATCCGAATAGCGGCTTGCGTGAATGCGATGTAGCGGCACACGTTGGCGCGCTCGTCAAGCATTATCTTGAGCTTGCAGGATGCGAGTGTGAGCTTATGCAGAGCGACAATCTTGCGCCGACGAGCAAGGGGCGCAGCTATTATCCCGATAGACAGGGCCTGACCGTCACAGAGACGGCCAATGAATGGGGCGCGGATGTCTTTGTAAGTATCCATTGCAATGCCGCCCCAGAGACTGGCACGGCGCGTGGTACAGAGACGGAATGCTATGGCGGTGGCGATGGTGAGCGGCTTGCCGGATGCATCCAGAATCAGCTCATCGACTCAATCGACACGGTAGATCGTGGCGTCAAGTACATGCCGGAATTGCTCGTACTCAAGTGTACGGATATGCCCGCCGTACTCGTCGAGCTGGCCTTTATTGATAATGACGATGACGCTGCACTCTTAGTAGACAGGCAGGATGACTTTGCGCGTGCCATCGCGCGTGGCGTGACCGATTACGAGCAGGCCATCGAAGGATGAAGCGGCTGAGCCTGAAAGCACGGCGCAAGATGGAGCAAGATGCCGCCCGTGGCAAGTGGTACAACCTTGTCGAGCTACAGCGCGTGCCAGAATTTGTGGCGTGGCTGACAGATGAGGATCACGAATGGATGGGCCAGTCGCCGGACGTCGGCGAGGTCATGCGGCTACACAAGTACGGCGTGACCATTCGTGTGTGGTACGATGGGCGGCGCACGATATGTGGGCGTCACGTTATGGCGCTGTGGTACAGCTTTTTATGCTTTCATGATAATCCGTTTTGAGAAAGGATGATTACTATGAGCAAGTGGACAGATATTAGAGACAATGCGCTGGATGCGCTGCACGTCGATGAAGTGACAGAAGAAGTCAAGCAGGGCGTAACGCAGAAAATCCTTGATGAGGTCATTCCCGTGGCTGAGAGTGTCGTCGATGCATTTTGCGCGGCGACGAAAGAGCAGGCAAAGACCGAATCGGGATGGTGCAAGATCAGAGACGCCATTGTCCTGCCGCTCGTCATGCAGGGCGGCGTCTACGTCGTCAAGCTCGTGCTCAGCAAGACCGTCAAGGCGACGACGGCGGCTACGGTAGCCACAGCCTAAGATAATAGTGTAATAGAGCTGACCGCAATGCGGATGGCTCTATTTTTTTTACAAAAAAAAGGCTTGACATATTGTACTACATGCAGTACAATATAATCAGAAAGAGAAAAGAGAGCAGCCCACACGGGCAAGGAGGTAATCGAAATGAAAGCAGAAGTTAGATTTTATGAGAATGGTTTTGCAAGTGCTGAGGTTCCAGAGATTAAGGAGCTTCGCGAAGAGATTGAGGTTGCCAGCAAGGACGAACTGGTCGAAGCTGCAAAAGCGGTAGAGCTTCCGGCATCAGCTGGATTCGCCCATATCTATGTGGGCGAAGAGCCGGTTATCAGCATCACGCACAAAGGCATCCGTGACATCGAGAGCGATGAGTGGATTGTCGAACCAGAGGATGATGAGTGATCGAGGAAATGATAACACGTAAGGCGGAGCGATAGCCCCGCCTTTTTAGGAGAAAATATGCAGGACAGTAGAAAAAGGGCCAATACAAAATGGCTCAAAGAAAATTACGAATCAATCACGATCCGCGTGCCGAAGGGGACGCGCGAGAAGATAAAAGTGTGGGCTGATGCCAGCGATATGAGCATGGCAGCCTACATCCAGCAAGCGTGTACGGAGAAAGCAGAGAGGTTGAAGTGA